AAAACAGTATGACAGTATTTAAAACATTAACAAAAATTCCGCTTTGTCCCTTTTGTGGGCACAAGTCAAACGCTGATGTTGATCAGAAGGCGGACGGGGAAATAGTAGACTGGAAATGTGAACAGTTACGAAATCGAAGTAACAATCGGGCGAGCGTTTGTGACTAGGCAGAAATATAAAGAGGAAGAAAGAAAGGAAGAGTGATTGAAATGGCATTGAAACCGATAACGATGAAAAGTGTGGAAACTCTCAGTTGTTTACTCATGGGTCCACCAGGAATAGGGAAGACCTCACTTTTGCGGTCCATCCCAGACGGCGAGGAGGTTTTAGTTCTTGCGCCAGATCCAGGGTTGTTATGTGTGGCTGATTTAGTTGAGTCGGGCAAAATAACAGGATTTGAGATAAATAGTTTCCAAGATATAAAAGAGGCTTACGATTTATTAAGAACTGAAGAATATCAGAAGAAATATAAATGGGTAGTGATTGACCATTTAACAGAATTATCAGAAATAGTTTTAAACGAGGCAAGAAACAAATTTCCGGCCAAGGCAGATTCCTTCAATATGTACAACGAATTTTCAAGGAAAATGACTTTTATTATAAAGATTTTCAGAGATTTACCAATGAATGTTATTATGATTTCCTTGGTTACGTATGATAAGGACGAAACTAATAAAAGGGTGTTCATGCCAGATATTGGGACCAGTTCTATGAGGCCAAAAATTCCATCATTTTTTGATCTTTGTTTATATTATGACATGATTCCCTTTTCTGGTGAAGATAAACCTAGACGCTCACTTGTGACTGGATGGTTTAATAATTTCGATTTTGCCCGCGATAGATCCGGGAAACTTTCACTTTTTGAAAAACCAGACTTAGGATATATAAAGAATAAAATTTTTGACAAAACAAAACAACCAAAGGCAACACTGCCAGAAACAAAAAAATAAACCTTTAACATTAACCTTCTAACTTTGATCATTGACAATTTAATATTAATAAATTATAATGGAATTAAGAACACTCTTTCTTTTGGTTTGTGGTTATCTCATAATAAAGAGTTCTGGCAGGTTCCGTTCTGGAACCTGCATTTTTATTATCAAACTTGACTTTATTTTCATATTAGTGTATAATTAAAGTAACCATAAACTAATACGAAACGACGTGATAAAATGTTCTTAACTCCTATCAAAACTAACAATAATCTAGTGATACATTATCTTATAAATAATAAGATGAAGATTTGTCCTATATGTAATACTATTTTTTATACCAATAGAAGCAATAAAATATATTGTAAAAAAAGATGTAGCGATATTTATTATATTAGAATAAGATCATATTCTCACATTTGCAAATACTGCAACAAAGAATTCAAAAACAAAGCACCCAAAACATATTATTGTTCCAGCGAATGTCGAGGATTAGACGCCAAAACATTAATAAAATGTAGTTGCACTGTTTGTAATGAAGAATTTTTAAAACCAGTAAGTTCTATAAAAAATGGTTCTGATAAATACTGTTCAAAAAAATGTTATAGTAAAAGCATGGTTACAAAGACAACCAAGTTTTGTAATTTTTGTGGAAAAAGTTTCATTGTGATTCCTAGCAGTTTGGAGAAAGGCGGAGGTAATTGTTGTTCCATGAAATGTTTTTTCAAAAGTATGGAAACTTTCATCATTAAAGAATGTGAAGTATGCAAAAAACAATTCAAAGTTACTTCTCATAAATTAAAAAAAGGTTGGGGTCGGTTTTGTTCTAGAAAATGCAGTAGTAAAAATAAAAGCATGGAAAATACTAAAACTGTTTATTGTGAGGTTTGTAATAAAGAAATGACATATCCTTTAAGCAGAATAAACGAAAACAAAAATTACTATTGTTCTAACGAATGCCAAGCGATAAACACTACTGGAGAAAAATCGGTTAGATGGAAAGGCGGAACAACACAGAAGAGAGTTGCAGACGAGCATAAAAACAAATGGAAGAAAATAAGAAAGGAAATATATAAGCGCGATAATTATAAATGTCAACATTGTGGTGTGAAAATGGGGAAGGGTAAACATCCTCATGCGGTTCATCACATTGTATCTTTTAACCAAGGTTCGATGAGATATGATCCGATTAACCTTTTGCTTCTCTGTGAACGTTGCCACATGGGATTTGTGCATACTAAAAAGAATGTAAATAAACTTTACCTAGCGAGTGTGATAAACTTAGAGGAAGGAGAATGATTATGGAAGTAAAAATCACAAAATAAGAACTTCAAGAATTAATTTTTGACTTTGAAGCTTGGACGACTATGGATTTAGAAGATTGCTACGACTGCGAACATATGCAAGGTTCTTGCTTTGATAATCCTTGCAGTGGTGATACAGTTTATGGGTGGGAATTAATAAAGAAATTAGCGAGGAAAGGATTAAATGAATTAAAAGAACCCACTAATTTAGAAAACAAAGAAAATTAAATTAAAAAATAATAAAAAAAGAAAGCGAGAATTAATTATGAACGATTTGAACATTAATCTTGAAGACGTAGAAGAAATAGGTGGATTTGACCAACTCCCCGCTGGAAATTTTAGGGCAGTAATAGATGATTCAGAAGTTAAACAGTCTAAAAAGGGCGACAATATGTTGGTTTTGACTATAGAATTGGTTGGAGGAGAGCACAGCGGGCGTCGTTTGTGGGATTACTTCCTCTTAAATAACAAAATAGCTCTTGGGCGCTTGAAAGGATTATGCAAAACGCTAAAACTTCCACAGCAATTGACATCAGCGGAAGTGTTTCTTCAGAAAGAAGTGATCATCAAGGTTAAACAAACACCAGCAAAAGACGGTTATGAAGCAGGAAACTCCATTACATCTTATAAGGAAGCACCAACAAACGGCGCAGTAGCACCGTCGGCAGGTCAGGCAGCAACGACACCGGAATGGTGTTAATTAAGTATTAAAAAAGTCAGCTAAATTAAAAACGATATTCAATTTGGAATTGATCGCTCAGTGTGGCTGGTGGGCGATTTTTTTTTAAAGGGGAGATAATGAAAGAATACATCAAAAAAGAACTATCAAAAATAACAGACAACAAAGAACTTGATGTTTTTGAAAGAGAAATAAAATATAAACAGTTGATCAATAAAATTGTTTCGATGGTAGAGGAGGAATAACACATGACAAAAACTGAAATAATAATTCACCTAAATAAAATTCAGACTCTGGTTGATGATGAAAAGGAAAACATGATTGATGATTTAATAAACGAACTTATGAATGATTTGGAATCAGATGAAATAAATTCAAAAATGAAGAAATGGTATAAGGAGGAATAATGGTAATAACGGCTAAAAAGATTGAAACGATAAGGCATCAATTAATAAATAGTGTGAGCGGCGATTGGAAAATACTATCAAGACCAGGAAACAAATACAACATCCACTATGAGGAAGTATTGCTGGCAGAAGAAATAACAGGGAAAGAATTGTATTACGTGTGTGCGGCGTTGCGTAAGTTCCACATGTTGATGAGCAGGGAAAAAGATATTAAGTTGATCTGGACAGAGATAAATAACATAAAGAAAGGATTGGGAACGGCAATATGAGCAAGCGTTGGACAATGTCGCTGATAAGTAAAAAGGAGCAACTGCGAAGACGCAAGATCAAACTGATTGAGATATACGAGCGGATACGGGAGGGGAAGAAATGAAATCTGGGGAAATAAAAAAAGTCTTAAGTGCATTTTATAATCAAAAAAAAACCAAACACAAATCTTTTTGCGAAGTTAAAACAGGAAACACTATGAGCGATGGAACACCAATGTTTATTATTGATTTTCTTGCTTACAAAATAGGTTGGAAAACTTCAGAACTCATAGGATTTGAAATTAAAGTTTCAAGAGGTGATTTCAAATCAGATAAAAAATGGAAGAATTACTTGGACTTTGTAAACAAATTTTATTTTGCATGTCCAGAGGGATTAATAAAAAAAGAAGAATTACCAGAAGACATGGGATTGGTTTATGTGTTAGAAGATTTATCGTTGAAGTGGATAAGACGAGCTAAAAAAATAAATGACAAACCGAATACCTCAATTTTCCAGTATTTAGTTAATTCTAGGATTTAAACAATAAAAAAAGAAAGCGGAATGCTTCGGAAGTGTCCGCAGTGTAAGGAAAAATAATGGTATTAATGACAAAGCAAGAGATAAAAAGCGAATTGGAAAATAAGGGGATTACACACGAAATAAACGCCAACGGTCAAATCTTAATTAGATTATCCAGGCGTTTAACTCAGGCTACCGATTTAATTGGCATAGTCGAAGAAATGAAAACTCAATGGGTAATAAAAATAAACAGTTTCAGTGTATATTTTCATTCATTGAGATTCCACGGTTACGGAGAGTTTGACTTGTATTTTAATGACGAGGCTATTTTTGAAGGAAGATTTTGAGGGAAAGAGAGAAAGTGTAAGGGGTGAGGGAAGATGAGAGAGAAAAAAATATATAGTTTTGATGATGGAATTAGAAGCATAGATTTTTACGATAATGGCGATCTTACATTTGGAAGTAATAATGAAAGTGGACTGGGATTTATTATTGATCCTGAACCTGAAAAACTATTCCAAGTTATGAAGAGATATTTTGAGCCTGATACAGTAACCATCTCACTCAGAGAATATGCAGAATTGAAATACCACGAAGCAGACGAGCCAGACTTGCACCAAGAAGCTATTTCAATGGAAGAATTTGTTAATACATTTATTAAGAATCATAAGAATAAATTTTGACCTAGCCTCAGCCGTTGATCTTGAGATGTTGACAAAGAATCAAAAATTTAGTAAGATATAAAGGAACATTACTTCTTATGTTTTTTAGTTATCTCATTAGAGAATGTTCGAGGATGTCCCCGATGGGACGTCCTTTTTTTTTGACAAAATCACAAATATATGTTATAATAGAAGTGACTAAAAAACATAATGAAAGTAGTGATTTTAATGCCTAAAACATCCAAGAAAATAATTAAAATATGTCCAGTGTGCAATGTTGAGTTTTTCTCAAAAAGGGAAAATGCTATTTATTGCTCTAAAAAATGTTCAGGATTTTCCAGAAGAAAAAGAGTAACTAAAACATGTTTATATTGTGGAAAAATTTTTGAGGTAACTATAAGTTCCGAAAAAAACGGTGAAGGAAAGCATTGTTCCATATACTGCAAAAACGAAAATAATAAAAAAACTATAATGAAAACATGTTTATATTGTGAAAAAGATTTTAGAATTTTTCCTAGCAAAGAAAAAGCAGGTTACGGAAAGCATTGTTCTTTAAAATGTCGCATTAAAGATTATAGAACAAGAGTAACTAAAAACTGTTTAACTTGTGGCAAGATTTTTGATGCTTTCGCTAGAGATATAAAAAAAGGTGGAGGTAAATATTGTTCTCATTTTTGTTATAGCGAAAAAAACAAAGGAGAAAAAAACGGCAATTGGAAAGGTGGTATTTCTACATTAAGGAGTTTGGAATCTACAAAAAGAAAATGGAAAGAAGTTAGAAAACAAGTCCATAAAAGAGATAATTATACCTGTCAGCTATGTGGAATAACAACGGTTCAAGCTAGAAACAACGGTGAGAAAATGCACCACTGCCATCATATTATCCCGTTTGCAAACGAAGCGAGTAGATTTGATTTAAATAATTTAGTGTTATTGTGTAAAAAATGTCACAATGGATTTATTCACTCAAACGATAACACTCAAATGTTATATCTTGCTTCAGCAATACCAAGAGAAGAAAAAGAAGAAAGAAAAGAGAAAGAATAATGGAATTAAGAGATTATCAACAGGAAGCAGTCGATAAAATACTTGACTTGCTTCCTAAACAAAAAAGGATCCTATTAAAAAGCGGAACTGGGAGTGGAAAAACTATTATGTTTAACTCCCTGATAGCAAAATTAATAAAACAATATCCAGGAATGCGGATTTTAATGCTCGTAAATATGGCGGATGTTGTAAAACAAACAAGAAAAAAATTTTCAGAGTTTTATCCTGAAATAAACACGGGCGTTATTTGTTCGTCTTTACAAAAAGAAAAAGGTGCGTCAGTAATATTTTCCACAATTCAAAGCGTTTATCGTGTTCTCAATATTATTGGAAAATTTGACCTAATAATTATAGATGAAGTTCAAGACGTTCAGCCCCTTCAAAATGGTGGTATGTATATCAAGACACTTCATATTATGGAGAAGGTAAACCCGCAATTAAGGGTTTTAGGCGTGACGGCTACCGATTTTAGGCATAATCACGGATATATCTGGGGGTCTAAGTGTAGAAAAGATAAGACTAATTATTTTCCAACACTTGATCACTCTATCGGTATGAAGTATTTAACGGACAAAGGTTATCTTGCACCATTGGAATTCATGGTTGTTCAGAAACTCGATTTAAGCCACATAAGAAAAACAGCCGGTGAATATAACCAGCGAGATTTAGAAGAGGAAATGACAAAGAACGTCCATCTCACAGCAGCAGCGGACGCTTATGAAAAGTATGGACAAAATAGAAAATCGGTATTAGTTTTTTGTGTCACCATAGATCACGCAATTCTCATGAGTAAAATTTTTAAATCTCGCGGATATACAGCGGAAGCATCCCATTCAAAAATAAAAGATAAAAGGCGAGATGAAATATTGGAAGATTTTAAAAAGGGGTCGTTGCAATTTCTCTGCACGGTAGGTATATTATTAAAAGCAATTGATATTCCAATTTCGGATTTAGCGTTATTTTGCAGACCAACTTGTGCTTTAAATGTTTTTATACAGGCATGTGGTAGGCTCACGAGAAATTTTCCAAGGAAAAAAAATGCGCTCATACTCGATTTATCAGGGAACTGTGAACGGCATGGTTCCCCTTATTTTCCGGTAGTGTCTGTGCCAAATCCACCAGCTGAGAGAATCGACGAAAGATTAGAAAGAGGTCAGGCATTAAAAGAATGTGGAGGTTGCGGAGCAGAAAATAGTTTGAAAGCGCTTAGTTGCTGGAAGTGCGGCTACCTCTGGCAATCCAACATGGGAGATTTTAAAATGGTCTACGTTGATTGGTCGTTAAAAGGTAAATCAGACTCAGCAGAAGGCTTCATAGACAAAATCTACCTAACAAAGCACCACTCGTTCGTTTCGAACAACGAGAGCCTGCGTGTTAATGTGGTTATTGGTAACGAGGAAGTGAGTAATTTTTATTCGTTCCAAGGCAAGGCAAAAAATCTTTTTCTCGGTTTCTG